GCATGATAATGAAGCCACAACCATCGGATGTAAATATCGAGGCCACGTTCTGCCCAAATCGGGATAAAGATATTAAGTGGGGCAAGTTAAACCTGAACATGGCCGGGGTCAAAGCGCAACTCCCGCTCCCGAGCCAGGGGGATATATCCCCAGTAAGATTTATAGACATGTCTTTCCCGTTTAGGATTAGGATGCAAGTTGATAAATTTAAACATATAATAAATCAAATAAAAAGAGTATCCGATTACATGGGCCTAACATTTTCCCAAAAGGGGGTTCAAATCGAGGTAATGGACAGAGTGTATGATATATATATCACCTACGAAATCCCGAAATCCGACCTATTGGAGGAATACCTACCAAAAGCCACATCAGCCCATGCAGAATATTCAATCGAATACCTCCGGAAAATGACCGAGCCGATACCCCAAGGATGGGAAATCAGTATCGGTATGTCCAAATCAGACTACCCCCTTAAACTCATAATACACGATACAACCCTGGAATTTCCATACATACGAATAGAGCATTTAATGGCCCCGAAAATAAACCAATATTGACGGCCCCCCATCCCAAAGGTGATAACATGACAAACGACCAACTTCCAAACGAGTACCCCCTGAGGCTCAACGAGAGCATCGATATCAGGGGTTGTTACTTCAAAACGCTATCGGTAGACCACAGAAACCGGGCCATACTCGAGCCCGTATCGGATATCAACAGGTCCCGCGTCCAAGCCATATTCAGAAAACGCGAGGTCCTAATTATAAAGGAGGGCCAGTTCCGGGTCATAGGAATTCGAAAGAACGGAACCGTGCTCCTGAAATTGCTCCACCATATCCGAAAGGTATCCCCCATCATCCCCGGTGAACCATGCCCATGAACAAGGAGGCCGTTGAGCGTCGCAGGGCTCTAATCAGGGACATGCTCCTCAAAGACCCCACACTATACAAAAGGCCCATGGCGGTCCTGAAAGAACTCAAGGAACAAGCCCGTGGGAAATATAATCGACTAACCCTACAGGGAGTAGTCGATGATATCAATCATATCCTTGGAAAGGTCCGCAGAAAAAAGCCCGATGAAGCCCCGACTGACGCATTCGAGGAACTGATATCCGCATGGAGGGTATACCGCACCTCCGGGAAAAAGCCCCGCCAGGAAAAGACCGCAGCATGGACCAATCTGATGACCGTCAAGGATAGGGTGGACAACGTAATCCTGGATGAAACGTTCCGCCGTCGGAAAGAGACCCCGAACAACCTGAAAATCATGCTCCGGCGGAACAAGTTAAAACAACTCCTAACCAAGACACAAAACACCATCGAGTTAGCCGAAATGCTCGGAACTACCCGATGGACCGTTATGAGGGACATGAAGGAAATCCACAGGGAAGGCCTCAAGATGTTCGCGGACATCGACCGGGAGGACATATTCCTGGAATTCATGGAGGAGGTCGATACCAATAACCGAGCCCTGGCAGCAGCCATATTGGGGGCAAGAGCGGACATAGACCGGATTCATCCCAAGGACCGCGCATCTCTATACATGGCCATGACCAGGGCCGTCCAAGCGCGTGCAGCCCAAAACAAAGACGCCATCCAGGTAGGCCAGTCCCTCGGGATATTCCCGAAGGCCTCCGACAAAATGGAAATTACGGTCACCTTCGAACTCAAGAAAAAGGTCACCATCGAAGTCATTGAGAATGCCGTAATACCGGCCCTCGATATCATCCCCGACCTCAGTATGAAAGAGCAAGTATCAAGGTGTATAGATGAACGAGTGGGACAATTATTGTCAGAGAACCCTAATAAGCCATGAGTGGCAGAAATGGCACGACCAGAACATCAGGGCCCGCCCAATGGACATCCTAGACAATATCCTCCAAATCCCACTATACCCCATGCAAAGAGAAATCGTCCAGACATTCTATGACGGTCAATACGATGAACTGGCCGTATGCGCGGGCATGAGGTCCGGAAAATCCTTCATGGCAGCGGTAATATTCGCCATCGAAATCATACGCTACCTGTTACTAAGAGACCCATGGATGTATTACAACATATTCCCAAGGTCCGAAGTCTCAATCTCGTTAGTCGCGGTCTCCATGGACCAACACCGAGAAAAATCAGTATGGGCCCATCTCAAAAACATAGTCTCGAGGAACCCCTACCTCATGGCAAGAGCCACTATAAGCGAAACCCCAGGAAGGGGCAAATTCCTAAACACGTTCTCGATAAAATTCCCGGACAAGTCCCTAACCATCCGTGCAATACCATCATCATCCGCATCGGCAGCTGGCGGAACCCTACTCGGAGCGGGCCTTGATGAAGTCGCAAGGTTCGACCTCACCGCCGGAAAAAGGGGCGCGGACCTTGTATACGATACTCTCAAGGGAGGAACCGCTACCCTACATGGCAAAATAATCTCGGTATCATCCCCAATGTGGGAACGGGATAAAATCATGCAACTAATAAAGGAAATCGAGGTGGACGACAAGGCCATAGCCTACCATCTGGCATCATGGGAACTTAATCCACATTTCGATATGGATATCTACAATAGGGCATATCGCCGTAACCCAGAGGTCGCCCTTAGGGATTACAAGGCGCAACCAATGGCGGGCCTCGAGCCCTTCATTCGCGAGACCCATCTCATAGACCAAATGGTCACGATATCGCAAATCAACCCCAAGGTCCTCCCGGACGGAGGCATAGACGCCCTCGAGCGAAACCCCTCATATAGATACGTCCTACATGGAGACCCCGCCCTTATAAATGACGCCTTCGGATTGTGCGTAGGCCATCTCAACCCCAAGAACGGACATCGCCATATAGACCTACTAATCAGGTTCATCCCAAAGGAGGGAGAAAGAGAAATCCGAGCCCAATGGGTACATGATGTTATACTAAATCTCCATAAGGTCCTCAATATCAGGACTGCATCATTCGACACCTACCAATACCCGGAGACCTTACAAGACCTCGAGCGGAACGGGGTCCGTATGGTCCAGCAGCATATCCTTATTGAACAATACACGGCCCTGAAAGAAGCCATATACGCGGGCCTCATACATATCCCCAATCATACCCTACCGACGAAAAACCCGGCATGGCCGAGGACCGTCACCGGGGAACTCAAGGAACTGTCCCTCATTAACGGTAAAAAGGTAGACCATCCCATTAACGGGACCAAGGACGTGGCCGATGCCCTAGCAGGCGTGAACTGGCTACTGACCCAGGAACACATAGGGGGCTCCACATGGGCCCCAAGGTTCGGATGAACCGAATACCTCATACATGCCATAGTATTCACAAGTCGAATACCAGAAGGGGCTCATATAGTTATATAACTCTCGTTGCACAATTATACACAATTAACTTTTTATACTTAGCGAAACGTTTATTTCCTCATGGAAGGGCAGGCTCCTCCGACCTCATTCATTCGCCACGGTTCCGTTCTTGCGGGGGTCAATGTATCCGCGTTCCCGCGCAACGTCGAAGCAACCCAGGGCGACAGGCCCGTAAAAACCTCGGTTGGACATCCTTGGCAATCCACAATCCAGGACAGCGACCTCAGATACATGGTCAGGCGCGACGAACTGGCCGCCAGGGCCCTCGAGAAATGGGCCGGGGACAGTTTCAATAAATGGTGCAATGTCCGGGCGGACGGCAAGAACGAAAAGGTCAGGGTCGAAGTTGAGACCATCATGGAACGCCTCAATGTCCGGTCCATCTACAAGATGGCCTACGAAATGGCATTCGTGGACGGCTTTTCCCTCATAGCCCTCGGATGGGCAGAGCGGAACAAGCCCGAGGACCTGAGCCTACCTCCAAACGGGGTCTCCGACATACTCTATATCAATGCCATCTCGAAGCCTCACGTCGATGACATCATCATCGACAAGAACCCGACCTCCGAGACCTACGGGGAAATCAAAATGTATAAAATCAAAATCCCGGTCGAGGACAGAACTGAGGTCATCGATGTGCATCCCCAGAGGTTTCTCCTCCTCACAAACAAATGGATAGACAACGACCCCATGGGCCAATCAAGGTTCTTGCCATCCGTGGACAAAATGACCATCAAAAAGAACATGGACCTCTCTCTTGCCGAGGTCATCCGCCAGCAGGCGAAGAACATACCCGTGGTCAGAGGCCCCAGGAACGCGTCGAAGGAGGAGGTAGACGCTGCCGAAACATGCGTCCGAAACCTCAATATCCGGTCATACCTCATGTTCCCCGAGGACTTTTCTTTTGAACTGGTGGGAACCAATTCGGCCCTGAACCCCGAGCCCTATACGAAGTATCTCCTATCCACACTGTCCGCAGGATTGGCAGGCGGCAAGGTTGCCCTTCTCGGGACCGAGGCCGGAGCCGTGACCGGCTCCGAATACAATGTCAAGGAATGGTATAACACCATCCGGGACGAGCAAAAGACCCTAATCGAGCCCTGGCTTACGGACCTCTTAAGGGTCCTTAGCGAATTCAAGGTCATCAAGGGGGACATCTCTAATATCTGGTTCGAGTGGAATTCGCTCCAGGAACTCAACGAGCGCGAAATCGCGGAACTCCAGGAACTCCGGGCCAAAACCCTACATACGTATATATCCGCATTCGCGTTAGCGAAGCAGTCCGGGTTCACCTTTTCGGTCGAGAACGACCTTATCCTCATGGAGAATGAGACGGGTGTATCATTTACGGTCCCGGCTCCGGGCGTAAATACGCGGGTCAAGGGGATATCCCGCGATACCTCCAGGAAGTCGGTCCATCGGTCAGTCCCAGGCGCGTCCGGAGCCGGGCCAATCCTCGATGACATGGCCCATGAAAAACTATTCTCGAAATGGGAGGTCAGGACCAGGGCCATCGAGAACAAGACCGCCGATAAATATCAAACCCATGTAACGAAGATAGCCACGAAATTCATGGATGCTCTAAAGAACGCATGGGCCGAGCATGTGAAGCCCGTGGACTTCGACCCCAATAACCCAACTGCCGGAAAGAACGATGACGCCTCATTCATCGAGGAAATGGAGGCATGGGCCATATCTACGAACGCCCTCAAAGCAGACATCATAGCCTACCTGGAGGAGGCTTATACCCTGGGGGCACAACAGACCCTATCGAACATGGGCATAGAGCCCACCGTATTCCGCCTTTCAGATACGAAGGCGGTCAAAGTCATTCAGACCCAGGGCCTCAGGCTCGCCAAAAACACATATCTGGACATGCACACTGGAGCCATGAATGCCATTATGGACGGCCTCATGGCCGGAGAAGATTATTCCGCGATAAACGACCGGGTAGCCAAATACTTCTCCGAATACTCGAAGGGCATACCGAACACAGTCCAGAAATTCGTACATGAGGCATCATCCGAGGCCAGGTTCGACACCATGGAAAGTATGGGGGTCGAACGCTTCATCTATCTGACCGCCAGAGACGGCAGGGTCAGGCCGGAACACGAAGCCATGGAAGGCCAGATAGTCACGAGAGATGAAGCCATGCCCTATCTCTCGGACTTCGGATGTCGCTGCACAATCGTACCCTACACAGTATACAGCAAGGAGGCCGGAGAAGGAAAGGAGGGACTTATGGGATGACGATAACACCAAGATACGGCCAGAACACAATCTCGATATTGTCCAATGCCAAGATGCAAGACATGGGCGATTACGTACTAATCCCGGCGGTGATTGCCGTGGAGGGCGTATATCAGGGCATTAATGGCCTCTGGGGGTTCCGCTCCTCGGATGAAGTCAAGAAAATGGCCCCCCTATGCAATAGCCTTAGGGTAGTCCTTGGCAGCCATCCCGACATGACCGACCCCTACGCTCATGTTGTGGCGGACCTACAGGGAACGACCCATCCATTCCTTGGCGTCACCCAGGACGCCATAGCCAAGTATTCCGACAAATATCACAAGTGGCGGGTCCATGCAAATCTCAGGATAGACAAGGTGGACAGGAACGGGAACGACCAATCCTCTGTAATACAGCGCATGGCGAACAAAGACCTCGAGGAGTTATCCATCGGCTATTATTTCAAGCCCTTGGAGAGCCCAGGGTCCTATGAAGGCCAGCCTTACGATTACCTCGAAACCGAAATCAATCCCTATCATGTAGCCGCCCTCGACGGGGTTCCGGCAGCAGCCCGGCCCCCCCTCGTAGGAGTAGGCGCAAATCAAGGAGGTCAAAATATGGAAGGACAGAACGTTCCGCCTACGGGCGGACCTGATATTCCTCCGGCTCTCGTAAAGGGTAAGCCGGAGCCCATTTCCGCCGGAGACCTTTCCATCGATACCTTGGCCGGGTGCAATTCCCAGGTCAAGGCCGTCATTACGGAGAGGGACGACCTAAAGACCCAGATAAAGGAACTCCAGGCCAAAATCAACAGCCTGGAGGAGGAAAAGAAGGGGTCCGAGAAGGTCAAAGCGGAACTGGAGGCCATCAAGAAAGCCGAGAGAGACAAGAAGGTCGCAGCCCTAAAGGAGAAGATGGGAGAGAACCAGTTTGGCAAGGTATACCCTGAGAAGTCCATCGAGGACGTAACCGATGCCGAACTCGACCGCACCATCAGCCTCATAGATGCAGCCACACCCCCAGAGGAGCCCGTAGAGGGTCAGACCGAAGGGGTCTCGGCAGAAGGGAACGCAGCAAAAGCCCAGGGGTCCAAGACCTCCATGGTCCTGAACTTCAAGGGAGGCCAGAACGGCCAGGGTCACGTCAGCGACGAACCGGACTACAACAGGAACCGCACAGTCCCCATACTCACGACCGACCCCGCGACCGGCAAGCCCTACGGGTCCAAGTAGGCCCATAGGGAGATAGAATAAAAAGGAGGAATAATATGGCACTTACCACAGGTGTAAAAGTCCCGACCAATACTATCAAGGTCGGGCACGGTCCGCATCATGAGATATTGCTGACCGCCGAAGGAGCCATAACTCCGGGCGAGTTTGTCAAGTTTGGAACAGACGCTGCTCGGGTAGTGGTGTGCGCTGCCGATGATGTCGCTTGCATCGGCATAGCAGACCTGAACTACGATGCTGTCCTCGAGGACCTTGACCCTTTGACACACGCATTCGCAGCCGATGACAGGGTCCCGGTCATACTCACGGGCATGGCAGTCATAACGGCGGATACCGCTGGTATCACCGCCGGGCTCGTTGTGAGGGTCGGAGCAGCCGACGGAGGCGAGGGTCAGACCCTGGCAGCCGACGCCGACATCCGCCTCTGCAAGGGACGCGCGTTGACTACAGCAGCCACGACCGTAAAGGCGGTCATGCTGCTAGGAGCCCTGTAGGTCTATAGACCTACATAAAGGAGGTCACAAACATGACAACCGATATCCGCACAATTCCGGGGGTAGTCCCCGGTGTGAACGCGCTGACCGCCAGGCAGGTGCAGACCATCAGGGATAAGGTCATCGAGACGGCCATGCCCCAGTTGGTCGGACGCAAGGCAGTCATGACCCGCATGGTGGACGCAGGAACTCAGGTCTACGAATACGAGAAGTGGGACCACATGGGAGAGGCGAGCATCATCGGTAAGGGCCAGCCCTTCCCGCTTGATGACATTTCCGAGACCCATACCGAGATACGCATCCTCAAGATAGGCAAGGCCTTCAAGGTGGCCCGCGAGGACCGCATGAGGCCCAACGGGGTCAAAGAGAGGAGAGCAGCGTCCGCGTCCAGGCAGATAGCCGAGGCCGAGGATGACTTGATATTCAACGGAGCTACCTATCCGGCCATAAGCGGCCTCATAGGCGCAGCCGGGAACTCTCAGGCCGCAGCCAGCGTATGGTCCGCTGCCGCAGGAACCGCCCTTCCGTACGACGACACCCTCAACGCTATCAGCCTACTCAAGGCCGACGGGTTCTACGGGCCCTACACGATGATACTCGAGACCGTGAACTATGCCGAGGCCAGCAAGAAGGAGATAGTGGCCGGAGGCTCTGGCATACCCTACCTCGACAGTATCAAGAAGTTGGTCGCCGAGGTCCTCGAAAGCACAACCATGCCTCACGGAACTGGCCTTATCATCCAGAAGGGCATCGACAACCAGGAATACGTCATGGCCGAGGACATAACGGTCCAGGACTATCCCGAGAGGGAGGACCAGACCGTTCAGGTGAACGTCTGGGTCAGGGGCGTAATCGTGGTCTACCAGGCAAACAGCGTCTGCAAATTGACGGGGCTCTAAACAGGGCCCCAGTCATCGCCAGGTCTGGAGGGTCTCCAGGCCTGGCTATACCGACGGAGGTAAATCTATGGCTACGGAAAAAAGACTAATAGCCAGGCTCAACCCTAAGCGGGCCTGGAAAAAGGTCCGACTGTACATGACCAGTCTGGACGGGGCCATCAACCTGAGCAATGTCCTATCGAGGAACAACCCAGAGATAGACATACCCCTCGATATGGTGACCATCAGCGGGAAGGACATCAGGTTCAAGAACGAGGGGAACCAAGCCTTAGTCCGGCCCGACAGGCCCGGCGGGGAGGCCGACATCATCCTTACATGGGTCAATGACCCCAAGGATGGAACATCCGAACCGTCGACCCAGGACGCGGACCCTGAGCCATTCAAGGACGGGGACGGGAATATACTGGACTTTGCAAAGTCCGATATGGACAAGTGGACCAAAGCTAGGCTCATACATCTGGCCAAACTCAGGTCCATCGAAACATCCGTCACCGACGAAACAAGCAAGACCCCGAGAGAATTGACCCGGCCCCAGTTGGTCGAAGCAATCCTCAAGGCTCAGGCCAGGAAGGCCCCGAGGGACTTGAAGTAAGCAGACAGGGAGGGCTTTGCCCTCCCACCATTTCATTTTTTATATTAGGAAAGGAGTGTGTGTATATGGCCGGGAGAACCGCATTACAAACCATCATCGAGGACGATAACGAATTCCAGGAATATTATAAAATGGCCCAGGGGGATGTGCCGAAAGTCCTGGCCCTGGTTGCCCGCCAATCCGACCGCACCAACAGCCAATTATCGGCGCATTGTAAAGCACCGATAAGCGAGGCCCATCCAACAGCCAATAATACCCCGACCGATGAAGATGTAATAACATACAAGGGGAAGGCCTCTAAAATATTCGATTACATGTTCAAGTTAATCGCCGTCATCGCTGTCATCGCCATGGGCGGGGCCGGTCTCAAATCCATGTTCCCATCCATTGGCCTCATTATATCATTCATCCCTATCATCCCCATAATCATTGGTGCATATTACCAAACAACGACGTCGGACCTTAGGATGGCTTGCGGTCTGCTCAAGACCGATACCTCTCTCGACGACCAAATCCTGTTAGCCCAAGGGCAGGCCTACAACTATATCAATAACGAGTTGGGCCGTTACACTTCGGTGCCCTTGACATCCGCTCCCGATGTCATCAAGGACATCGAGACCCAGATAACCGCCGGATTGTTCGAGGAATTCCAAGTCCAGGTAGCCAAGGGCAAGTCTACACCATCGAACAAGCGCATACTGGGAGAGCAGAACCTCAAGAAATTCGTCGAGACTACATACTTGCGAGACAAGGACAACCCCGAATACTGGATAAGGCACAATAAGGATTACTACTCAAAGATGAAGATAGATGCGGGCGATGACGAGGTAGAATATGACGGGGAATAGGCCATTTATCGAAATCTCGGTCGATGAAGCCATCAACCGATTACGGAACTTGCGGGAAAGGGACATCCCTGAATTCAGCAAGGCCTACCTCCGACAAATGGCCCTCGAGGTTCTCAAGATTATGAAAATCGAGGCCAATATCGATACTGGTCGCATGAGGTCATCCATTGATATCTTTACGTTTCCCGGTGGTGTGGAGATTGGGCCATGTGTAGATTACGCTCCTTATGTGGCCCTTGGCACGGGTAAATATTCGGGCAATCCGTTCCATGCGACGGCCATGGACGCGGCCATGGCCCGACAGCCCACAATCGTGGACGCGCTCCTCGAGCAATATATCGGAGGGTCGGTAGGATGAGCATCGGATTAAAGACCATGGCGGATGACATCATAAGCATACTACAGGCCTCAACCAAGACGGCCCTGGCAGCCATGGCCGACGCGTCCATCGAATTCGGTCTCAGGACGGTCAATGATATATTCGGTTACAAAAGGCCATCGGGGATACTGGTCGGGGTCGGCGATATCTCAATCATGGAGGAGACCATAGCCGTGAACTTCGACACCGAGGTTATCATCCCGATAGTCATTTACTCGAAAAACCCGAGGGCCGAGACCGCGCAAGCGAGCAATATCGCGCTGGCCGAGGAAATCCTCGAGGAGTTACTTACTCCTACACACCTGGATTTACCCCATGGGGGGACAATACTAAATATTCCGAGGGTAATACCAACCCCTGTAATAAGTAACGAGAACGTCTATCTCCAGCAGGTCCTCATAGAGGTGAAACTGGAGCGCACAGTCAAATATACATGATGGAGGGATTAATCAGATGCCAAAGGCAAGCCACGACAAGGAATATTACACTTGGGTAGGAGAAGCCCGAGACGTAATAAAGCCGGGTGTCGGAAAATATAGGCGAGGGGTCCCCTTCACAGCCCCGAACCTGACCCGAGACCTGTTCGAGAACGACCCGTATTACGCTCCCGTTCCCATAAAGGAGGCCGAAGCAGTCCTGAAAGAATTGGAGGACCTACAAGAAAAGATGGACAAGGACGGGATAAAGCCAGAGGACCGCAAGAAGATATACGCCGAAGGCCTCAGGATACGGGACAACCTGGTCAAGTCCCTGAAAGGGGAAGCATTAAAGGCCAGGATGGAGGCCTGGAAAAAGCACCGCGACGATGCCCGTAAGGCCATCGCCCTCAAGATGTCCGGGTCCAAGACCGCCGAGGCCTCAGGGGCCTCAACCAAGCCCATAGAGGGCGACACACCAAAGGGGGCCTGATAATATGGTCCGAGCAATAGGCATAGGGAAAGAAGCAACTTACGGGCAGGACGTAGCCCTATCAAAATACATATCTGCCATCGATGAAAGCGTTGATATCTCCAACGAGCCGGAACTGGATTTCGAGATGGGTTACATAGGACAGCCAAAGCCCGGCCTCGGGGTCATCAAGGCAACCCATGGGTTCAAGTTTTATCTCGAGCCCGAGAACGCGGGCCTCCTATTACTGGCCTTTTTCGGCGCGAGTTCGGATAGCGTCACCGACCTAGGGGCTGGCGACTACAAGCATACCTACACGCTCAAGGAGACGGCCCAATATCTGACCCTGGCCTCCATTGGGGACCTGGCAGCGTCTCAGAGGACCATGCCCGGATACGCCATAACGGGCCTGAAAATCTCCTATTTACCTGGCAAGAAGGTCCTGGTCGAAGTCAAGGGCATACCCAAGACCATCAACTTCGACGCTCTGGCATCCCCATCATTCAGCGCAGAACTCCCGTTCTACGCGCATCATGGGGACGCTAAGATTGCGACGGCCTCGGATACTGATATCAAGGCCATGGTCATCGAACTTGACCGGGTATACTCGGAGGACGATTTCCGGGTCGGTTCCAGGGAGCGGGCGTATTGCAAGAGCCAGGGAGTTAAAGCCAAGGTCACCATTGACCGCTTTTTCGAGGACCTGACCGAGATATACGCGTTCCTTGGAGGGTCCGGCACTCCGACCAGCCCTCAAACCGCATGGTGGAAGCGACAGGTAGACATCAACCTCGATAGCGGGATAGATATCGGAGGCGGGAACAATTTCCAATTCAACCTCCAACTCAAGGAATGTATCTATGCGAAATGGAAAAACCCGACCTCCAAGAAGGAGAGGGTCATCGAGACCATCGAAGCCATCTCCATAGTCCCGGCAGCCGGAGAGCAGATAACCGCTGAACTCTATAACTCGATTGCCTCTTACTGAGGCAATCCCCTTTCATATTTGCAGTCGCGGCCTTACGGCCCTTACTGGAGGTATTTAAATGACCGATGAAACCCCAATGTCCGCAAAGGACTATCGAAAGAATGCGAGCCTATACCGAGAGACTAGAGACACCCATATCGTGACCGTGCCATCAGGGGCAACCTTCAAGGTGGTCCTAATCCGGCCCTTCGAAGCAACGCTAATCCTGAAAGCCATGGGCATGACCATTGACGATTTCAGGGTCCTGAGGGAGAACGACAAGGAGGAGGTTGCTATGTTCAATCTCAAGGCAGGTATGAACCTCATGGACGCAGCCGAGGACATCCTCCCGAAATACGTCATAGTCCCGAGGGTCATACGCTCCACGGCCTACCCGACCCCATCATCGGACGGGAACGCTCTCATGGTTCGAGAACTCGAGCCCGAGGACATAGACGAACTCATGAGCAACCTAATCAATCAGGCCTTAGGCACAAAGGGGGCGAGAGCCTCTAAAAACTTTCGTGGCCCATCCGATAACGGGCCAGATAGCAATCCTGGCAAGAATGACAAATAGCCGTCCAAGCGACATCCTGGACCCGGCCCATGAATACATATCTGGGGACATGGACCGGATAACCTTCGATGTCCTGGTCATCGCCGATGTCCTCAAGGCCGAACGCGAACACGCCTCAAAGCAAGGCTCCGCAAGGAGCCACTACGAGCAGACAGTCCGAGAAGCCGACGAAAGCGGCTATCGCGAACTCGAGGAATGGAAAGACAAGGTAAGGGATAGAAACCAATGCCTGATTTAAAGACAACCATAGCAGCAGTCTTCACACTCAAGGATGAAGCGTCCGAGGGCCTATCCAGAACCGAGGGCAAGGTCAAGGACCTGGGGTCATCGGCAGCCGAGGCAGGCGCGAAATTCCTGGTAATCGTGGGAGCCATCAAAGAGGCCGTGAATATGGCCAACGAATTCATGGGCCCGGCCATAGCGTTTGAAGCCTCTCTTACGAGGTCCTCACTAGCCATGAACGAGGCCGGGGTCACTGCTGATGTGCTTAAGGAACGGATAATCGACCTGGCAGACGCCGAACTCGGGGGGATATACTCCTCAGAGCAGACCGCCGAAGCATTCCGGTCAATCGCCGATGAAGGCCGTGGCCTCGAAGGCACGTTAAGTATAGTGAAAGACGCTATGGCCCTTGCAGCAGTAACCGGAGATGACCTAACCGGCACAACGAGCAACCTCGAGGACATACTAAGCGCATGGAACCTTACGACCGAGGAAAGCGGCAGGGTCGCCGATGTCCTTCTGAACACATTCCGCGAGACGGGCGCACCGGCAGGGGAGGTATCCGCTCAACTGGTCCAGATGGGCCAATTAATGAGCAAACTGGG